TACAAACTTTAACACAGATTTAGCTGGTGGTACAAGAGTTAAGATTCTTAAGTCTGGTACAGCAAACACCGCTGCTGCTGTTGCAGCTGTTACTGGTGCTGATCTTGTAACTGCTCTTTGGACTATTGCTGAAACATTTGACAGCAATAACATTCCAGAAAACAACAGATACTTTGCACTTGATCCAGCAAACTACTACAAGCTTGCAAGAACAACTGATGTTCTTAACAGAGATTGGGGTGGATCTGGAGCATATGCTGATGGAACTGTTCTTAAGGTTGCTGGTATTACGATTATTAAATCTAATCACTTACCTAAGTCAAACAGATCCGCAGTAACTGGAGAAAACAACACTTATCATGCTAACTATACAGATAACATTGGTTTGGCATTTACTCCAGATGCAGTTGGAACAGTTAAGTTAATGGATCTTAAGATGCAGCAAACAGGAAATGATGTTTCCGCAATGTATCAAGGTACATTTATGGTCGGTTCTATGGTTCATGGTACAGGGGTCTTACGTCCTGATTGTGCTATTGAAGTATATGCAGCTAACTCATAAGTAGATATGATAGGGGAGTACACTTACTCCCTTATTATTATGCCTAAAGGAAAAGGAACTTACGGAACTAAAAAAGGTCGTCCTCCCAAAAAAGGAAAATAAATGGTACTTGCAAGAACATCTAAACTTCAAGCAGTCAATAAGGCTTTGCAAATGATGGGCGAAAGCCCATTAAACTCTTTGCAAGGTCTTCTTGGTTTGGGAAACCTAGCAGAAGAAACTTTAGATAGTGTTAGTCGCAAAGTACAAGCAGAAGGGTGGTCATTTAATACTGACTATCAAATGACATTAACTAGAGATTCTACAACTAATGAGATTTCAGTTGGAACTAATGTCAGCAGAGTTGTTGTTGATCCTTACGAATATTATGACGTTGATGTTGTGCAACGTGGAAGTAGGTTATACGACAGAAAAAATAATACTTATGTCTTTTCAATAGATTTAAAAGCAGACATGACTGTTATTCTTGAATGGGATGACTTACCAGAACACGCTAGAGTTTATATAACGCATAAAGCTGGTAAGGAATTACAAGAGAATATGATTGGAAGTAAAGATCTGACAGAGATAAATATGGTATTAGAGCAAGAAGCTAGAACGCAATTTATAGAAGAAGAGACAACTTTAAGCGAACACAATATGTTAAGAGGTCATGCTCGAAAAGGTCATCCAGTTCAAGGATTTAGACCTATTAATGTTATGGAAAGATAACTATGGCATTAATTAGTAGTACTATTCCCAACATGATTAATGGGGTTAGTCAACAGCCTCCAGCATTAAGATTAGCTTCACAAGCAGAATCAGTTATAAATTGTTTATCTTCTCCAGTAGAAGGATTAACTAAACGTCCTCCATTTAATCATATAAAAAAGATACTGAACGGATCAGTTGGATCTAGACATCCTTTTGTTGAAGTTGTAGATAGAGATGGAACTATACAATATTTAATAATGATTAGAGATGGAGCTATAGATGTATTTGACTTAGATGGTAATGCACAAACAATCGCAACTCCTAACGGAACTGATTATTTAGATATAGCCAATACAGCAGAACCAGCAGATAAATTTAGAATTGCGTCAGTAGCTGACTACACTTTTATATGCAACAGAGAAAAAGTTGTAACAATGGATCATGCTGGTACTTACACGCAATCAGGCACAACAATAACTGTTAATTCTAACGCTCATGGATTAACCTCTGGAGTAAAAATACAAATAGATTTTACGTCAGGATCTAGTGTTGACGGCACATATGTTGCAACTGTTGTAAATGCTAATCAATTTACATTAGTTGGTGCATCTGCAAGTACTAGCGGTAATTGTAGGTTTAATGAATTATCTCCAGATGTGTCAGCAAAAGGTATTGTTTTTATAAAAGCTGCTGATTATGATACGACTTACGAAGTAAAAATAAAAAGTGCTAATGGAAGCAGTACTTTAGCAACTGCATCGTTTACAACTGCTGCTGTGGGTGGTGCATTACCAAACTCAGGTACAATCGCTACTGATTTAAGAAATGACCTAGCAAGTGCCTTACCTAGCGGTTGGGTATTTACTGTGGATCAATACATTATCAGAATAGAAAATCAAGCTGGAGCTGATTTTGTTTTAGAAAGTAGTGATACTAAGTCTGGAACTTTTACAAAAGCAATCAAAGGAGCGATAGATACTATTAGCGACTTACCTACATTATGTGAAGACGGATTTGTTGTTAAGGTGCAGGGATCTAAAACTACAAGGCTGGATGACTATTACGTTAAATTTGAAACTTCTAATGGTACAGGTTTTGGTTTTGGTATTTGGAGAGAAACAGTCGGGCCTTTAGAACCATATAAATTTAATAAATCAACAATGCCTCATGCCTTAATTCGTGATGCAGCTACTGGTAATTTTTCGTTTGAACAATTTGATTGGTCGCCAAGAATCGCTGGAGATTTAGTTACTGCTCCTACTCCTACTTTTGTAGGTACTACGATCAACAACATTAATACTTTTAGAAACAGATTAATATTTTTAGCTGACGAAAACGTAATAATGAGTGCTGCTGATAGTTATGATAGATTTTTTCCTGAGACAGTACAGACTATTGTTGACAGCGATCCGATTGATTTAGTTACAGGTGGTACTGAGATTCATTTTTTAACGTCTAGTTTGGCTTTTGCTAATACTTTATTGCTATTTAGTCGGCATGGTCAGTTTAGATTAGACGCTGGAGCAGCCACTATAGGAGGTGCGTTAACACCAAAGACTGCAACTATTACAGCTATAACTACATATGAAACCGAGCCAACAGTTGATCCTATTGCTGTAGGTCGAACTGTTTACTTTTCTGTACCTAAAGGAGAGTTTAGTGGTTTGCGTGATTTTTACCTTCCAGATATAACTGCATCAGTTCCAGTATCAGAAGAAGTTTCGTCAGCTGTTCCAAGAT